GGAGTTGGATGCACGGTTCTCGCGGTTGGATTGCTTGCAGTAGGAGTTGCAGTGCTCGGTGTCACGGTGGGAGTTGTTGCATTTGGAGTAGCGATGACAGCAGCGTGTGTTGGCGTGCTGGCAATGGCAGCGGCACTGTTGGCGGTTAATTCCAGTATGAAGTCGATTGCAAAGAATGCGAAAACAGCGCAGAAATCTATCGAGAGTATGAAAGATTCTGTAAGTATTGTGAATGACGGTCTGGATGCTCTTGGAAATAAAGCGAAAAGTGCGGTGAAATCCATTGTCAGCGCATTTGATTCCGGCGCAGGAAAAGCGAGAAACTCTGGACAGAAACTTGGGGACAGTGCAAAAGAGGGTGTACAGAACGGACTACAGCCAACACAGGCAATTGCAATTAGTACTGTTTCCGCTGTGCTTGCCTCTTTTGCGTCTGGAGCCGGAAGTGCCTACAGTAGCGGTCTAAATATCGGGATGAGCTTCGCAAATGGACTGGCTGCAAGCCTCGGAAGAATACAGGCGATTGCGGCGCAGATGGTAGCCACGGCAAATTCTGCAGTAGCGTCTCGGGCGAGTCTGCCAAAAACGAGAAGTGTCGTAGTAGGTGGCATAGAAAATACTCCGATGGTTGCAGTTTATGGGATGGACGATGAAATAAATGACAGAATTGATATTCCGGTTATTTCCAGTGTTGATCCAGTCATGACGGCATATACAAGTAGAACTGATACAAAAAAAGAATTATCTGATGGTTGCACCTATCAGCGGAACGCGACATACACAATCGTTGTACCAGTTGAGTACAACGGCAGAGAAGCAGCACGTGTTACGGCGGAATTTACGCAGAAAGAGCTGGAAAGCCGTGAGAGTATGAAGATGAGACTAAAAGGAGAAAGAAGCCATGTATGAGTTTGTGGATACAAATCAAGCGGGGAGTAAAAGCTCCCTGCCGAGTGAGGCTCTGCAGATTGATGGGGCATATATTGAAAATTTGATTGACGGATACAGAACTCTGTACGTGACCGGTCGTGAGCTTTTGGGATCGGAAATTTCGGAGAGAGAAATTGATCTTGTGGATGGGTCCGAGTATACGGGAAAGCGAGATACAACCAGAAGTATTACAGTTGGATACCAGTTGCTTTGCACATCCCCTAGAGAGTTTCAGGAAAAATTCAACAAACTCTCTGGAATCTTAAATAAGGAACAGGCAAAGCTGATTTTTGCAGATGAACCGGATAAATATTTTATCGGGACGAAATCAAGTGTAGGAGATGTGGAGCCAGGCAGATTGAACGTAAAAAGCGAATTTACTTTTTATTGTTGTGATCCACGGAAATATTCTGCAGCGGAAAAATCGTTTACTGCCCATCAGGAAAGCGGATATCAGACGCTTACTATTGTAAATGGTGGTACAGAATCCGTTCCGGTAAGCTACGATATCACTCACAACCATGAAAATGGATTTATTGGGATTGCCAGTAAATACGGTGCAATACAACTCGGCAAGATCGAAGAAGCAGACGGCGAAGACTATAAGGCGTCAGAGATACTGTCAGAGGGGTATAGCCTGTTTCAAGACGATCACGGCACCTCTTATCAGAATCCAGAGAATACCACACAGGGGACGCTTGAAGTAAGGAATGTTGCCGGATATAACGTGATGGCATTAAAAGGTGGACAAGCCACATCTGGATACTGGAACGGCGGAATGAGAACACTTACTATCCCGGTTGACAGCGAGGGCAGACGTGGGGCAAAGAACTTTTACTGTTACACGCAGCACTGGTTCGAGACTGGATTGATGGGACAGACGGGAGCACAGACTATTGCGTTTCTTACAGGGAAAAATGAAGTGATCTGCTCTATGTCTATTAACAAGAGTGATACGGTTGGTAATACGGCGCATGTGGACTGGTTCGCACCACAAAACAAGAAGATCAAGACACTGGATTTCCAGCCGACAGCTTATGAGGGAAACCCGTTTAATTTAAAGATGGGTGGCGGGCATAATGATTTTTTAAAAGAAGGGGATCGGTTGCGTATTTTCTGGTATGGGCAGTACTATTACTTCACTATCCCGGAAATCAAGGACATGGCGTGCGAGAAGATACAGGTCTGGATCGGGCAGTGGGGAAGTAGAGATCTTGGAAATCAGCTGGTTACGCACAATTATTTAAAAAGTATCTGGTTCCGCAAGGATAACGTGGAAAAATACAGAGATGTGCCGAACCGGTATAAGTCCGGAGATGTGGTCTATATTGATGGAAATGATACAGCGGTTTATGTAAACGGGATGAAGCGGATGGAAGATGAAATCCGAGGAAGTAAGCATTTTCTGGTGCCGCCGGGAGAGACGGAGATCCAGTTCTCCTACTCGGCATTTAGCAGTCCTCCACCAACGATTAAAGCCAAAATAAGGGAGGCGTATTTATAATGAATGAAATCAGAATTGCCGTACTGAATCCACATGACAGGGTGCTTGCATTTTTGGATAACACCCATCGAAACTCTATGCATTATTGGAGTGACGAACTCCATGAATATCTGCAGGGGACAGCGAATACTTACACATTTACGGTAAGTTCCAAGCATGAGGATGCGGTGTATATCGTAGAAGGGAATAAAGTAGCCTTTGTATATAACGGAAAAGACTACTATCTGAATATCGTACATGTGGAAAAGGATGAATTTACAGTTACTGCGACAGCATGGTCTTTAAGCTTCGAATTGATCAACGAGAATGTTGGGGCATACAAATCTGAAAGCGCAATGAGCTTTGAGGAATATGTAACTGCCTTTGATCCGGAACGTACCGTGCGGATCGGGATCAATGAAGTGTCAGATAAGCGGATTTCAAACGAATGGACAGGTGAGGCAACGGTACTGTCCCGTTTATTTTCCGTGGCGAATGTATTCGATGCGGAGATTGAGTTCCAGACTGTGTTAAATGATGATTATTCACTGAAAGAAATTGTAATGAACGTGTATCGGGAACACTCAGACAATAACACGGGAGTTGGGGAGTTCCGGGGAGATATCAAACTGCGGTACGGGAAAAATGTTACCGGCATCCGGAAGGAATCCAGTATCGAAAATCTGTACACCGGTATCCGTCCAACAGGAAAGGATGGACTGACTATACAGGGAATTGAGAAAGAAGAGCTGGATGAGAACGGTGTAGTAGAGTTTTATACACAAGGTCCAGATATCCGGGCACCACAGGCAAGAGATCGCTTCCCATCGAATCTGATAAACAAAGAAGACGGATACATCTTTATGCCAAAATCCTACGATACGGATAATAAAGACAAGCTGTACAGTATGGCACTATTGGACTTGAAAACAGCATCTGAACCGGTTGTGACTTATGATGTAACGGGGTACTTTGATACTGCTATCGGAGATACCGTGGAGATTGAGGATGAGGAGTACGTTCCTACATTATATTTGAGTGCAAGAGTATCGGAGCAGGTTCGCAGTTTCACGAATCCGCAAGCAAACAAGACAGTCTTTACCAATTTTAAAGAGCTGCAGCCGGAAATCTCTGAAGATTTGCTGCAGAAAGTAGAGGATCTGATTAACAAAACAAAGATTTACACAAGCAGTATCTCTACGGATAACGGAATTGTATTTAAAAATAATGAAGGCTTTGCCAACTTGACTGCCAATGTAATAGATAATGGGGTAGATCGGACAGACAATTTCACAATTCGATGGTTTAAGGATGGGAATCATATCTACGCCGGTCGGACCATAAAAGTTCGAGCTTTGGATGTGGAGAGCAAGGCGGTCTACAAATTTGAAGCAAGGGATACGGAGGGAGTCCTAAGGGGATTTGAAGAAGTAACGGTTACGGATGTATCCGATGGAGAGCCGGGAAAAGACGGAACAACTTATTACACATGGTTTAAATTTGCTGATGACGAGTATGGAAACGGGATGTCCAGCAGTCCAGATGGAAAGGAATACTTAGGAATTGCCTACAATAAGGTGACTCCAGTAATGTCCAATAATCCGGAAGATTACCAGTGGGCAAGGATCACCGGAGAGGGCATACCCGGGAAACCCGGAGCGGACGGAAAAACTTACTACACATGGGTAAGGTATGCGGATGATGCCAGAGGAAACGGGATGTCTGACAGTCCGAATGGAAAATATTACATCGGGTTCGCATACAACAAGGAAGTGCCGACAGAAAGCAACAATCCGGCAGATTACCAGTGGTCGAAATATAAAGGGGATGACGGCAAAGATGGTACGGATGGAGCAATAAAATCCGAAACACCACCAGACGATAAGACTAAACTCTGGTACGACACGGTAAACAACGTCCTTAAGTACTGGGACGGCGAAAAATGGGTAGAAGCATACACGGGAGACATCGAAGACGCGAAAGATGCGGCAGGAAACGCACAGGAATCCGCAAACACAGCAATCTCCAGTGTCAATAATATAAATACCAGTCTCGAAAAGTACAAGAATGAGGTTCGCGCCGAGTTCAAGAATACCGTAACTTACGTAGACGGCAAGACGGAAGTTATCGATACATGGGTGCGACAGGGGTCGGATGGAGTTACGCCGTTTTTGGAGCTGGGTGGAACAAGTAATGACCTTAAGGCAAGGTTGACGAACTCGCGCCTAGGATTTTACGAAGGAGACAAAGGGCTGGCGTATTTTGGAAATGAAAAAGCATATATGCCGGTGGCAGAAGTTGATAACCTAAGCGCCAAAAGGGTTGGTGTAGGTAACTATGCAATGTTGGACAATGGGGACGGGCATCTGTCACTGATATATATTGAGTAGGAGGGACTTATGGCAGGAACGGGGAGAATCTATGTCACGGCAGTCCGTGGTGTAGGGGATGCGAATCTCACACATCAGTACGATGTGGATATCAGGTTTGATATTGCGTTTGACTGGGGTGGATACAATTATGGCGGTGCACCATACAGCATGAGCTGTGACGGGCAGAACACCTCCGGAAGCGCAACATTTGCAGTTGGAAGCGGTGGAGGGAACTGGATATGGACAAACATTGGCGGAACTAAGACATTCCGTATTACGATGCCGACAAGCGGACAGCCCAAGAACATAGGATTTTCCGCAACAATTAACACGGGAATCAACCCGTCCACAATCTCAGCAAGCGGAAGTTACGCACTCTCGGCTATCACGTGGGAACATACCGTATCTTACAATGCAAACGGAGGAACGGGCGCGCCGGGCAGTCAAAAGAAAATATATGGGTCAAACTTAACCCTATCCTCTGCACGCCCTACACGAGACGGGTATGTATTTATGGGTTGGGCAACGTCATCTGCCGGAGAGGTGTCGTACATGCCGGGGTCTACTTACGGCACAGATGTGGATATCACCTTGTATGCAGTCTGGAAAATTGCGTATATCCAACCGACAATTACAAATCTAAAAGCGCTGCGGTGTGACTCAAAAGGGAACGCTATGGGAGACGGAACCTATATCAAAGTGTCTGGAACATGGAAGGTGGACAGGACGTTAAACAGCTCCAACATCGCGACCAGCATAAAAATAGAGTACAAGAAAACGAGTACCGGATCCTTAGTCAAAGTCAGTGAAACGAAGCCAAATGCAGCAAGTGGGGAAATTTCGTCTGTAATAGGAAATGGACAAATATCTGCATCGTATGTGTATTTTGTGATTGTTACAATCACAGACTTAAACGGAAACAAACAGGAAGAAGTGATTGTTCCCGCGCAGTTCCGGGCGTTGGATGTTGCAAATAAAGGAAGGAGCATTGCTTTTGGTGGAACAGCAAGTGACAGAGAAGAGGGATATGATTTCTATCAAGATGTGAGGTTTCACGGAAAGTTATTACTGGGAGATCAAGAATTGATGGGGATCAAGGAACATGATTCCGGACAGGTGAGAGGGCCGTACTCCAATGTAAACAGCAGTAATCACGTGCAGGTGTGGTTGTATAAGATCGGCAAGATCGTACACTGCAAAATTGAGATGCTGGCGCAGTTTCCGAACAGCGGGTCTTTCAACGATTTTGACGAGGTGGCCATCCCGGAAGAATTCCGGCCGAAATATCACGTATTTTGCGCGTGCCCGGAAGTAGTCGCAGGGACGATCATTGGAACTGGAAGATATCGTATAGGAGACAAGATTTCTCTGGATGTGGAAAAGAAAGATTATGCAGAGCGGACAATCTGTACATCTTGGATCGCAGCAAGTTAGGAGGTGAGGAAATGGGGGATATGATAACCGCCGCTTTTAATGACGGTGAAGGATACAAGAGGGTTCCAGGGCTTTGGCAGTGGGATCGTGGTCAGACACTAAAAATCTGTGGGTTGGATTTTCAAAATAAAACAATGGAAGTTCATTTTGCGATTGCAGGGAGCGAAACAGCAAAAACGGTAATCGGAGAAGTGAAAGAAAATCACATTCTGGCAAAAATACCGGATACTCTACTGAAAAACGGGAGAAATATTTGGGCGTTTTTGTATTTGGCAGACACAAAATCCGGTCAGACTATCCGACAGATTGAATGTGTAGTGAATAAGCGTCCGAAGCCGGAAGATTATGAAGAACCAGAAGAGGAACACATTCTGGAGGAACTATTGGAGCAACTCAATAAAAAGGGAGACGGGCTGCAGTTAGAGGGGAATCAACTGCAGCTTTTGTCTGGTAAGGATACAATCAGTT